AAGCTGCCCGTGCCTACGATAAACTTGTCTGCACTCTCATCAAAGCCAATGAATGCGTTAGCCTCAGTGCCACGCTCAATAACAATACCTGCATCACTTGTAGGTGAGCCAGTGGTGCCATGAGCAAGTTCAATGATAGCATCTTCTACGACAGTGTTCGTGGTGCTGACTGTGGTGGTTGTACCATTGACAGTAAGATCACCGCCAATGGTAACATTGCCGCTTGTAGTAACAGTAGCAAATGAACTGGTGCCGCTTGATGTGACGTTACCTGTCAGGTTGCCCACAAAGCTGCTATTTGCAGTGATAGTAGTACCAGTGATGGCTGCAGGAGTAGAGCCACCAATGGTAGTTCCATCAATCGTACCGCCATTGATGTCTGCAGTGTCAGCTACAAGGCTGTCAATGTTGGCTGTGCCATCAATGAACAAATCTTTCCACTCTGATCCTACTGCACCAAGATCATACGTGTCATCAGCAGAAGGCAGAATGTTAGATGCAACATCAGCATTGATTGTAACAGTATCAGAAGCATCGCTGCCAATGACAGTGTTGCCATTGAAGGTTGCAGTTCCAGTTACAGCCACAGTGCTGCTAAGAGTTGTTGCACCAGTAACACCGAGTGTGCCACCAACAGTAGCATTGCCACTAAGAGTAGCCGTGCTTGAAGCAGCAAGCGTGGTGAAGCTACCAGCAGCAGCACTGTTGCCACCAATTACAGCACCATCAATAGTGCCACCATTGATATCAGCAGTATCGGCAACAAGGCTGTCAATGTTAGCAGTGCCGTCAATGTAAAGATTACGCCACTCAGAGCCGATAGCACCAATGTCGTATGTGTCATCAGCAGAAGGAATCAGAGGAGACGCGACATCAGCAGTGATGGTTACAGTATCCGTAGCAGCATCACCGATTGTAGTGTTACCATTGACAGTCAGGTCAGCAGTGAGAGTGACATTACCAGTAACAGCCAAAGTGCCAGCAATGGTAGCATTCTCATCAACAGTCAGTGTATCAATCTTGGCTGTGCCATCGAGATACAGGTCTTTGAACTCGACACCACTGGTGCCAAGATCAATGTCGTTGTCTGTTACAGGAACAATAACGCCATCTTGAATACGAAGCTGCTCCGTAGCTGCAGAGGATACTTCAACAAAGAACTGAACTCGATTGTTGGCAGTGTCGATGACAACTTTGTTTAGGCCATCAATGTCAGCAATAAGCGGAACATACGAGCCTTCATCTGCAGTGCCATCATGCTTGTGGCCTGTAGAGCCAGTAGCGTCAAAATCAAAGGCGTCACGAAGAGCGTTAAACTCAGCGTTAATCGGCGCAGCACGAACTACTGCGGTAGGGATAATGTCTGCAGTGGATTGCCGCGTATAGCCGCTCATCTGTTATCTCCTGTCTGCCAGACCATACGTAATCGTAAGGGCTTGAATAGTGTGGCTTGGCGTCGTATTGTTAGTCACAAAGGATATTGACATTGAGTCACCTGATCCTGCAATATTAGTTTTGCGTACAGGTGAAGGGTTGCCATCGTAAATGTCTGTAGTATCGTAGGTAGCAATGCCATAGATTGCTGCAGCGCCTGCTGTGTTAACACTGTAGTTCGCAGGCACAGATACCTCAGAGTCACCATAGTTGAAGTTGATGCCTACACTAACTGTAGTTTGACCTTCTGACAACATGTATGTCTTGAGGTTATAAAAGACTTTACGAACTTCAGGATCATCCATGTAGAAGTATGGCGTCTGATAAAGGCTGAAGATTTCGTCACCATCAAAGGTGTAGCCACGTTCTTGCCTAAAGACTTTGCCTGCGTTGTCACCATGAATGACAAACTCAAACTGACCAATGTAGCCGCTGTCCACACAAGTAACACCAATACCTGTAAGCTGGCTATACTCAAATGTAGACTGAGCAGCAGGACTTTGCCGAATGGCACCCATGATCGACAGAGCTTCAGCGTTATCGAAGAACAGCCTGAACTGTGACTTCTTACGCAGAACAACAGTACGAATTTTGCTCAAGTCTTCGTTGCGAGTGTAGAGTTCAAAGATATCTTGAATCTCACGCGACACAGTTTCTAGTTCAACGTCACCAATCTTTGATGTACCAGATACAGGACGTATACCATCAGGGCCAAGAAACAGAATGTCTCCACCAAATTCCATCACGCTTTCACTGGCAAGGCAACCAAGATCAGACGTAACTTGCTGCACAACAAAGTTGCTAATGTCAGTGCCTACAAGACGCTTAATCTCACGCTGCCCAAAGATGTAAAGCTGATCACGAAATGCCTTGATCTGTACAATAGTGAAGCCTACATTGATGACACCAGCACCATTGGCAGGGCTAAAATCTGTTTCATCAAGTGGGGCAGAGAAGAACAGGTTGTAAGGCTCTGTTGCATCCCCTGCTAGAAACAGATGGTTAGAGAAAGCTGCAGCATACTTAGGTGCAGTAGGAGCATTGGTAGCCGTAATCTGCGTATAGGTAGTGCCGTCATATTTGGCAGCAGGGTTGATGCCATCCGTAAGCACAAAGACTTCTTGTGTCCAGTTGTAGCTCACGAAACGAACAAGATCAACACCTGTCATCGTAGGAGAGCCAGTAGTCGTAACGGCAGTCCAACCTATGACTGTGGGCGTAGCTGTAACAGTGCTGCTAAACGTAGACGTAACACCAGTGATGACGTTGTTTGTAGCAAACACGGCAGAAGGAATGCGACCAAAGTTTACAGTGAGGCTATCTGCAGCTTTGGCAATCACTACACCAGTTACAGCAGTAGCAGTAGGATCACCAGAACTGACTACAGCAGTGAGTGTCTCACCTACAGTGAAACTAATACCAGTGCCAGCAGTAACAGATACTGTGTAGTAATGATTAAACCAATGAAGGTAGTTGTTGCCTGAGGACGGCTTCCTGCAGCCAAAGATACCTTGATTGATGTTTCCATTAACTGCTACACCTAATACTTTACCAGTTCCCGGCAGAGTGCCATAGTCATTGAGATAGCCGTTGATCTTACGATAGCCACCTTGCAGCGCAGGCTCATAGTTGATAAGCCGAATAGCACTACCAGATAGCTGCGATGCTTGCGTAAGCGGGTCTTGATTCTTAATCAAGCCGCCATTGCAGACTGCAGCAAAGGTGCGGAGATTATCAGGCATCAGAAGCCGTCAGTTGAATAGAAACCAACACGAGTAGGACGAGTAATGATTGTGGTATCCATACGCAGAGGCGGATCAACAAGAAGCCTGCGCATCATTTTGATACCTTTGTCAAACTTGTCACGATAGAACGCATACGACTGATCGTTAGACCTGAACTGCATCATGTACATCATGGCACCATCAATGATGACATGCTTAAACCTGTCGGGGATGATACAAGTATCTGCAGCAAGTACAAGATCAGAAGGAAACTTCCAATAGCGGTATTCTACAACGTATGCCGCATTGGGCAACGGAGAAACACCAAACTTTTGATCAAGCGTCATGTAAACATAAACAGGCACAGCGTAGCCACCACTGCCTGCTTGATCCTCAAGAGGACGATGATACTTGATATATTCATCATATGTAAGCAGCACAAGACGCTGCGGCAGATTGGTGTCATTCAGTTCACGAATGTAGAAGGTATCCCAATCAGCCTTAGAGTAGTCAGCAGGAAAGCTGTAGACACCCGTGCCGCTAACAAGTGTCTGCGTAGTAGTCTGCAGAGTAAAATACCACTCTTGAGCATCCTGCAAGATTTCACGAATAGACGAGTTCACAGCATCCTTAGCCAAAGCCTGCACATTACGAACACTGCCAAAGTCGTTAGTGTCGATCTGAACCTCATTCAGACGACGCAAGACTTCATTCGTGAGGTTAAGGAAGGTTGTTGACACAAGCGTATCCTACATGTGAAGATGGGGAGGGCAACAGATGCCACCCTCCCCGATATTATTACGCAAGCTGATCGCGGTCAACTTCGTTAGCTTCACGGTCATCAGCACCAAGATCAGCGATGTCCATGAGCAGAACCCAGATACGGAGCTTACCACCAGTGAGCGTACCCGTTTGCGTAGCAAGCAGAACGTCAAGGGTGTCAGCCGAAGTGACAGTGAGCGGAAGTTCAGCAACGGTAGGCGACACAAACGCGCCAACCGAAGCAGCATCAAAGTCAAAACCGTCAGCAACGAAGTCAGTGTTGCCGCCAGTGAAGCCGATATCAAGCGTCAGGTCAGTCGAAGTACCAGTCATAGCAGACATGACTTCCGCACCACAGGAGAGGATGACAGTCTTAGCCGGGATCGACAGAGCTTGAATGATATCGCCTTGAGCGAGAGCAGAACCCTTCTCAGTAACAGCTTCAGCAAAGTTAA